ACCGGGCTGTCATGCGGAAGCGGCTCATTCATGGTGGCCTTTTCCGCAATGTAGCTGGGTATGAACACATCACTGTCTGCGACCGGCGGCAGGCCGTCCACACGGACACGCACCACGTTGGAATTTTTGCCGTACTTCTTCTCAAGAGCGGCTATGTTTTCCTTGCTGGTGCGGGGGCTGTCCCGGCTTGATACCGTCATGCAGTACCAGTCCATGCCGTCCCCTTGGAAGCTCTCAGCGAAGCCGCCGGTCGCCTTTGTGGGGTTCCCGCAGTAGAGAAGCCTGTTGTTGGCGCCGGTCAGGGTGCCGCCGATGGCATCAAGGATGGGGTCTGCAACGCCGGATGCTTCGTCAACCACGAAAAGCATATTGTCTTCGTGGAAGCCCTGCAGGGACTCAGGCTTTGTGGCGGTACGCGGGACGGCAAACCAGCGGCGGTCATAGCCGTTCATGTACACGCGGGTCTTCGTCCATGTGAACATCATTTGAAGCACTGGGCTTGCGTCCAGCCACTTTGCCATTTCTGCCCACAGGACGTTATCCAGCTGTTGCATCGTGGGGGCGGTGCAGACGATGCGCGGGTAGGAAAAACAGGCAATGAACCACCACATAAGATTGGCTTCCAATGCCGTTTTGCCCACGCCCTGCCCGGAACGGATGGCAACACGCCGATGCTGTGATACCGCCACAGCCGCCTCCCGCTGCCATGGATCCGGCTCAAAGTGAGTCACTTCCTTGAAAAAAAGGAGCGGGTCTTTGCGGTACCGCGGTATTCTTCTTTGGAAAAACTCACGGCGTGTCATCGTCCATCCCCTCTGCGGCCTGAATGGCTGCTACCCAGTCGTCAACCAGTTCGCTCTTTCCGCCGCCGCTCATATTGCGCAGTTCGGCCAGCTGTTTGATGCACTGGGCTTTCTGCCGCTGTACATCGGTCAAGAGCTTGTTCAAGCGTTCTATGATGAGGTAGGACGCTTCCAGAGTGGAATTTGTCAGGGTTTCATTGCCCGGCAAACGCTCCCCGGCGGCTACTTTGGCATCAATGGCTTCCACATAGGCCTGCAAATCGTTCTTTTCCTTTTCAGTGTCACCATCCAGCCGCTTGAAGTTCCTGCTTCTCTTGGATGTGGTCTGCGTCTGAACATAGGCTCCCTCTTTGGAATAGTGGGAGATACGCTCCAGCAGATAGCCCTCGCGGGCGGTCAGCAATTTCAGCTCATTTATGAGCAGTTCTTCTGCATCCACATCTTCGTCACAGGCATCCAGCAGCTGACGGTGTTCCTCTGTCCAGCTTCGGAACATCAGTTCAGACCACCCACCATGCTTGACGGCGTTGCGGTTGCCCTTGGGCGCACCTGCTCCAACGGCATTGACATTTCCCGGCGGCGCGCCCTGTTTTGGTCTTGTTTCAGGGTCAGGTGCGGCGGGTGCATCCTCTGGGTGCAGGGTGCGTTTTGCGGGTGCATCTGCACCCTGCGTCCAGTAGCGCTTGCGCCATGACTTTACTGTGTTGATAGACACATCCAACTTCTTGGAAATCTCGGTGCAGGACAGCCCTTTTTTATACAGGGTGTAGCCTTTATCCCGCTTGTCCATCTACATAGTCACCATCCTCCTTTGTTTGTTTCTGCTCAAACTGGCAGGCGGAACACAGAGCGCACGCTACACGATGCCGTCAGCGGCGGTCTGCATTTCTTGTGAAGAAATAGAAAAAGGGAGTATCCAACAGCGCCAGACAGGCTTTCAGAAGATACTGCCCGATGATGATACCGATAAGCTGCATCCGGCCCTCGTGGGTATGCACCCAGCCCAGACCGAAGCCGAAGCTGATGACCGCATAGATCACCGTGTCCCAGATCTGGCTCGTGATGGTGCTGCCGTTATTCCAGAGCCAGCGGCCACCCTTGGTGCTACCATGCTTGGCAATGTAGCGGTCACGGATTGCATGGAATACGGCCACGTCCCACGACTGGGAAACGAGGTATGCGGACAGACTGCCGATGACGAAGATCCAGTTCTGCCCCAGCAGGGTTTGATAGGCATTGTCCATGACGGCATCCGTTGCAGGGAAAACGCCAGTGAGCATAATGCAGGCGGTGGCAAAAATCTGGCCGATAAAGCCATACTTCACCACGCGCTGGGCCGTGGCCTTGCCCCAGATCTCGCCGATGATGTCTGTGCAGAGGAATGTGACGGCATAGGTGATGGCGCCGCCGCTCAAGGCCAGCTCGATGGGGCCGATATGCAGGCCGGTCGCCGCCAGCACTTTCAAGCGCTGGTGGCCACCAATCACGTTGCCAGTCTTCTCATTCCAGATGATAGGCTCAACACAGCCGTACTTTTCGATTGACCGGGCAATCTTCTGATATTCCGGGTCGCCGGGCTGCAAATCCTTTCTCGGATTGTAGGGTGCTGCATTGAGCAGGCTGATAGGTACTTTTCTGATTTCCATGAATTGCTCCTTATGATGACCTGCTTCCAGACAGCCCCGGCGGCGAACCGGGGATGACTGGAAGCACGATTTCCCGCGCAAAGGAGCAACGCGGGGCGGAAAAATCCTCCTTTCCATAAAAATGGCGGCGCACATCAGATGATCTGCACCGCCCGGCTTTGTTTAGGATTTTGTAGCATAATAATACCATGCCTTGCGCCTTGCGTCATCAGAAAGCATTGGAAAGCATTCGTACCGATTGGAAGTCATTGGAACCCATCAGAAACCATTGGAAGTCATCTGACAAACTACGCTTTCCACCCGTGGCAGGCAAGCAAAAGAAAAAGCCGCTGAATCAGCATTTTCACACTGAAGCAGCGGCCTTTTGAATTTGGTTCAGGCTATCTTTTTGAGGTAATTATATGCCATCTTGCACACTCCGGCTTCGGTATAGTACCGTCCGAGTGTTCCTGCAATCTCTGCCCATGAGCGGCACCGCACGAAACGGAGCCTGAAAATCAGGCGCATCCGCGGGTCTGAAATCGACACGCAGAATTCTTCTATTGCTGGAAGCACCCTCTCGGCTTCGGCTTCAAGCTCTTTGATGCCGGCATCCAAATCTGCCAGGTCTGCGGCCAGATCACCAACCTTGTCACGAACACCGGGAGTATGGGGCATTCCTGACAGTGACGGGGATGCTGGTCCCATCTTCTGGCACATGTTCTCGTAGATTTCTTTGTCCTCATCAATCTGCTTGCGAAGCGTTAAGTATCTGGACAGCTCTTGCACCGTCATACCTGACCTCCAGTAATATGTGCGCGGCCTCCAATTTGTAGAGGTGCTACCTAATTATTTTAGCACATTTTACGGCAAAAATACAGGTCTTGCAGTCGGATTATTTACGGATGAACGGGCAATCCACGCCCAGCCAGATAGGCGGCTGTCCATTGCCGATCACCGAGAACCACAGCCGCCCGGTCAGCAGGAGCTTGATGCGCTCCCATAATGTAAGATGCCAGCAGGAGATCACCTGTCCCTCTCCCCGGAAAGCTGGAAGAGCTTCGCACTTGTCTTCCATGCCCTCCGGCGGGTTATAGGTGATGTTCTGCTCACGGAATGGAATAGGAGTCATGCGCTTTCCTTTCTGGCGCGGATCGTCACGCCCTTGGGGGTGATCGTCACGACCGCATTCAGCGCCCGCGCCGCATCCACCATCGTGTCCATCCGAGGATTTCCGTAGAGTTCCCTGTAGCCCATCAGGTTCCGTGCAGTATGCGGGGACAGCCCTGATTTCCGGCTAAACTCGCTGAGGGTCATCCCCCGGAGCTTGCGAATCTCATTCAGTGTCATCATCGGCCCTCCTAAGCGCCACGCTTTCTTCTTTCAGCCAGTCCTTGATGCAGTGGAAGCAATGTTCTCTGCTCCGGCAACGGCTCGTCTGCTTCCGCTGGACGAATTCACAGAGCAGCTGGGTGAAGTTTTCCCGGATGTCTGCATCCGACATCGAGCGGATAAAGTCACCGTTGGTCATTTCTGCGGTTCCTCCATCAGCTCCATCAGCCGTTCTTTGGCGCGGGTCAGCACATCGATTTGCCGCCGGGCTTTCTTCTGTGCTGCCGGCATGGCCGCTTTCAGCGCCGGAGAGATTGCATTGAACACAGCCCCCGCATACCCCGGCATATTGGCGGTGCGCTCTGCATCGGAGATCAGCTCCTGCAAATCAGTGAGGAGCTGGACATCTTTTTGAAAATTTGACATCAGGCATCCCCCTTTATACATTCTGAAAGCGGTTGAAGCACTGGACGTTGTTGCAGAAGCGCTCTGTCCCAATAATTTTCAGCGGCTTACCGCAGTATGCGCAAAAGGTCGGACTCAGCTTCACGCTTATCGACCGCGGCGTTTCGGGTTCACTTTTCGTCCCACCATGCTGCATCAGGTTGATGCCGCACATGATGGAGCCGGGTTCAACTGCTTCCCAGCAGTACGCCCTCGCCTTGCATATAGAACAATCTCTCATATTGCCATCACCCCACTTAAATCAGGAATGCAGGGATGAGAAGAAACCAGAGGTATCTTCCATCCCTTGTCACATAAACAGAAATGGAGATTGCAACGCACACAGCAATCCACTTTATGACATCGGTAATCTGAATCCACTTCATTCCGAACACTCCCTTTCCTCCACATAGCACCAACTCTGCGGCGCTTCATACAGGATGCAGCCATTGACTGCACAGGTGGGCGGCTCCATATAGTTTCCAGACGGTTGATAGTTCTCGCAGTCTGCATTGCCGCAAACGCCAGTCCCGTTCATGCCACAGAAACCGTGCCGGGAGAAATCCTCCAGCTTGAGCGGCTCCTCGTAGAGCTTCAGCTGAGAGATCTGCCAGCCATATACCGGCTCACCCTGCGCATACTTCACGATTTCATCAAGGGTCAGGCAGCTTTCGTACAGCGCCGGGAAACGCTTGATGCTGATGCCCTTGCCGATCGGCCTGAACACATCAAAGCCGTTGCAGACGAACTCGCCGAAAACAAGGCCGCTACCACGACCGCCATCCATGGTCTCATAGATATAAACCTTGAACGGCACTTCCAGCTTCGGGCAGGTCTTGCGGACCTCAACCGTCTTACGCCCCCGCCGGATCAGGTCACACCACTTGGGCTTGATGCTGATAAGGACAGCTTTCACTTTTCGTTCTCCTCTCTGCACGCTTTTCTGCATGCTTCACACTTCTTGTAGGGTTCTTCGAGCCAGCAGTTGAACAACAGGCACTTGGGTTTTCTGTATTCCGGCGGTGCCTTATTTCCGTGTGTCTGGGTACGAAGTGCGTGGTACTTGCACACTTCTTCTCCCCAAAAGTCCCCACCGAAACTGCATTTTCCATATTCCGGTGACACTTCATGCGAAACTGTGATGGTTTTTTCTTTCATTGCTTTTCTTCCTCCGGCGGCTCCAGCAGCGGCACCCACAAGTGTCATTGCTTCCACCCTCATTCATGGTACATACGCTTGTTGCGGTCCCACTTCATCGTGACCGGGTTTCCGCACTTGCAGGGCACCGTGATTTCGGGGTCTTCCAGATTTGTGCGGCCGCGGGCTTCAAAGTCACAGCAGGGGCAGGTGAACTCATACCGTGTCAGGTTGTCCAGCTGAACCTCTCCGCCGCAGCGGCAGGTCACGCTGGCGCTGGGTTCCCGCAGGAACCGGCCAAACACATCCCCGCATTTCGGGCAGCGTAGGCGCAGGACACCGTAGGCCGTGCCTTTGTGGATTTCTTTCCGCTGAACACGCTTAGGCTCTGCCCCCGCAGGGGTGCTTGCCTTTGCCTTTTCCGGGATGCCGCCGGTCAGCGCACAGGCGGCAGCATTGGTGCTGACCTCCCGCAATGCCCGGCTCAGGTCAGATTTGATGCTGTGGATCTCCGCCGCATCAGGTGCGGCCTTGAGTTCCTCGTGACGCAGGCAAAAAGTAATCAGGCTCAGCTTCACAGCGCTCTGCTCCAGACGCTCCAGTGCAGAAACAGGGATAGCCCCCATAGTTTTCTCATTCATCGTTTTCAGTCCTTTCTTCATTTTTCTTGCAGTCCTGAACGGCATTGCAAGGTTCATCACAGGCTTTGCAGCACTTATCGCAGTTCGGATGTGCCGCTTTGCAACGGTCGCAGGGCGCATCTGCCTTTTTAGGGGCATCGGTGGAAAAGATGGCATGGGTTCCGTTCTGCAACGCCTTTTCTTCGTCAGACATTTCATAGCCCAAGGCTACCAGCAGAGTGTAAATAGCGTCGAGACTGCCGTTTTCCTCCCAGCCGTACCCGCCACTCTGGTAGTCGGGTTTCCAGACCCAGCCCCAGTATCCGTTGCTGCCATCGTCAGCAGCCGAATAGGCCAAGGAGAGCAGTGCCTTTTCCGGCTGGTCGCTGAACACCGAAGTGCTTTCCAGATAATCAAGCAGGTCAACGCCGTCCGTTTCCGGGGGAGCAACGCCCAGCAGCTTGATTGTCAACTCGCCATCGTAATTTGAATCGAACGCATCCACAGCAAAGCGGACGATTTCGCCCAGATGTTTTTTGCACTCTGCCGTGGAAAGCTGCGTCACAAAGTTCCGGCGCAGTTCGAACATATAGTTCGTGAGAGCTGCAAGCTGATCCTTGTAGAACTGTTCCTGCTGCCGCTTTTCCTCTCGCTTTGCCGTTTCCGCATTCTCCTTTTCTAAATCACGCTCTTTGTAGAGGTCAATCTGATTTTGGCTGACCTTGTAGCAGTACGCTACGCTGTCGGCATCGTCCGGCACTTCAACGTCCTTGCTGGTGTTCCAATATCCGTATCCAGCAACGTGCGTGTGAGTGCTGTAATTGGCATCAGGATTTTCCACGGCAAATTGGCGAAGCTGCTCGATCCATTCAGCTTTTCTGTGCTGGTATTTCTGGTCGGACAAGGCGTTCTGCATCTCACGGTTAAAATTAGCCGTGCCGAGGGTTTCAAGCACCCGGTTCCGGGCATCCAAATCCTCGATTTTGTTAAGTTCAACAAAATCGGAAAGGGTTGCGCCGCGCTGCTCTGCCTTTTTGAAGTTGTCGTGGTTCAGTTCCAGCAACTTGATGCGCCGTCGGATGGTGGACTGAGAGAAGCCGGAGCGGTCTGCGACGCACTCCACAGTATCGCCCATGTCCAGCATCATCTGGAAGCCCTGCGCCTGCTCGTAGACGGTGAGATCAGACCGCTGCATATTCTCCACCATCATGGTTTGCAGCTGCTCTTTCTCGGTCATATCGACCACAGAGCAGGGCAATTCAAACTTGCCAGCCTGCTGCGCTGCCGCCGCTCGGCGGTGTCCGATGATGATGGTGTAGTCCTCGCTGGACCACACGGCCTTGGGTGTCCATGCCGCCTCTGCTGCCGAAACATCGCCGCCATCGGCAATGCACCGGGCAATGTACTCCTGCTTGCCGAGGTAGTGTCCCGGAATGACGGTCAGGTTCTGGTACACGCCGTTTTCCTTGATGCTGGCTGCAAGCTCGGACAAATCACCCAGCTCTTTGCGCGGGTTATCCGGGTGCGGATGCAGCTGCCGGATGGGGATGTAAGCAATGTCTGCCATGGTGTTTACTCCTTTCTGAATTCGGGTCAGAAAAACGTGAGCTGCCCGGTGCGGGTTTCGTTAAGAGCCGCTTTTTCGGGTGCTTTAGGCTCATTTTTGATAGATTTTTGCAAATTTTCGGGCTTAGTTTCCGGCTTTTCGATTTTAGGAAGCTGCTCTTTCGGCTTTATCAACAGATTCATCTTGGCTATCTGCCGCCGCATATACCACATATCCGTGGAGAAGAACGGCATATACCAGATGCGATTCTGTGGTCCGGCCGGGAGAAGCCCTCGGTCATCGTAAGCAGTTGCCGGGTCTGTGATGGTGTCACCGATGACTACATATCCAGCGCAGCCCATGAAGCTGCACTGGATGTAGCACATCAGCCCAACGATAAAGTCAATGTCTTGGGCTATGACAAGGACTTTGTTGTGGTAGCAGATATTCCGTCTTTTGCAGACGTTCAAAAAGGCAAGCAGCGTGGCGCCAGCTCCACAGGCCGGGTCAGATACCGAGATAAAGCCCCCCATGTCCGGGTGCAGCTTCGGGTCAAACGTGATCTCGGCCATGCAGCGGCACACATCGTAGGGGGTGAAGAACTGCCCGGCGTGGTCATTGCCCAGCTCACACATCATGTACAAGGAGCCGAGGAAATCTTGGTCGGGGTTCTGTTCCATGCCCATGACCACCTCGGCCAGCATTTCGGCCATGCCGTCCCGCTCTTTGGCGGAGTATTTGGAAATGATGGTCTGATACATCTTGGTGCGCTCCGTGGCGTTTACCTTGTCCGTGCTGTTTGAGATCTCAATAGCGGTCAGGGTGACGAAATCCTCCCAAATCTCCCAGCGGCTATGTTTTCCGGTCAGGCCATTGAAGATTTTGAGGAAATTCTTCTGGTGGTCGTCCCGGATGCTGCGCGTTACTGCTGCCTTTGCCATGGATTATTCCTCCGTGTCGTCCTCAGCGGAGTCCTCGGACGGTTCATCGTCGGGGTCGTCCTGCGGGGCATCCTGCTTGGTATCCTGCTGAGAGTCCCGCTGAGAATTGGAATCCGGCACATCAGGCACCGGCACGCCGAAGTTGCGGAGTTTGCCGTTCTCCATCAGGTCACGGAAGAAGAACTGCTGCCAGAAAGAGATCATCTTCAGCAGGATGTTTTCAATCTTGGTGCGGAGAACCTTGTCGATGCTGAACGTACCCTTGACCTTGGTCTTCAGCTCGCTGTTCTCAAAGTACCAGCACATAGAAGAATCCTGACTGCAATAGCCGGTTTCTTCCACATTGCCCAGCATATCCATCTGGGTGGCAACGTCGTTGATGGGGGTGATCACCAGCGTGATGGGATAGCGATCCTTGAAGAAGCGGAACGTGAAGTTGTGCTCATCGCACAGGCCCTGCAGCTTTTTCTTCTGGGCCTCGTAGTTGGAAATTTCACTCATGGTATGTACTCCTTTCAGCAATCAGATGAAATTTTGTAATCGTTATTGTGATTTTCAATGGCAGTCAGCCCGACGGCGTATGCCGCCCAGATGTCCGCTTTGAAACCGTAGAAAAAATCCGGGTTCTTGCTGGTGCCTTTTCCGTTTTTCAAATCGTGGGTTGCGAAACGGTCAATCAGCGCCCGCCGGATGGCCGGGTCATTTGCCCGGCTGTCATGGCAGATGTGCCGCTTTTCTTCGATGCGGCAGAGAAGCCGCGGCTTCTGCGCCATCTGGATGGACAGTGCTTCATAGAAACGCCCAATCCAGAGGACGGTATCAAACACTTCCCTGCCTACGGCCATGCCGTAAGAAGCCACCATTTCAATGGCCGCCCACTGCCAGCCCTGTTCATTGGCGAAAACCAGCTTGTTGCGCAATTCTTCGTTATCGACCTTACCGAACTCCAGCGGCCTCAATGTGTTGCAGTCGATAACGCAGTAGGCGCTCTGCCTGTTGCCCGGATCAATGGCAATAATCGGGCATTTTTCACTCATAAATACGACCTCCCAAATTCCTGAATAAACCGGGCTTCCGGCCAGCCGTAGTGTTCCATAGCCTTTTTCTGCGCCCAGCGCTTCAGCCGGAGATCAGCATCACGGTTGTTGTGGATGGCGGTCGAGCCGTTCTGATGGCACCACGGGCAAAGCGTCACCCACAGGCCCAGACGCTTGCTCTTTGCCCGGTAGGCACTCCCGAAGTACACCTCATGCCGTGCTGTACCATACCGCCCGCAGATCAGGCAGACCGGCTTATCATGCAGGATGCTGGGCGCATAACCGTTGGAATCCAGCTTTTCGCCGTACTCATTCAGCGGCATCCGTCTCACCTCCCGTCACAATCCAGACCTTGTGAGAACCCCAGCCAGACCACGAAATCGCTTCCGCATGGGTGCCAACGGCCACATCTAAGGTATTTTCCTTGATAAGCGAGCCGGTATCCTGAACCACCCTCATCCCTACGCCCTCAATCAGAATGACCGTGCCATAGGGAAAGATGCTGGTGTCTGCGGCCACCGTCACGCCCGGCTGAACCTTAGCACCGCTGGATGTGATGCCCTGCCCCTCCCCGCAGATATGCGGGTATTCCTCGGAGCAGTAGGCCGTGCAATGAAACTCTCCTGCGTATGTAAGGGCAATGCTCTGATCTGCGGCAAGCGTGTCCGTGAGCTGCTCAACCTCGGTCTGCATCTGCTCAATGGTTTCCTTGCGCTCCACGGCCTTGTTCATCCAGTTTTCTTCCCGGCTGGCGTAAATGTCCCTCTCCATGGTGAGTTCATCCACCCGGCGGGCATAGACCGCGCTGGCAAGAGCGCTGCCGGTAAAAAGGCTGACTGCACAGGCCAGCGACACGATAGAACGAAACTGCATTTCAACCTCCAATCTGAGCCTTTTCCCCGCCGGGCAGTGCCGGGGGCATCCGATCTGCATCCTTGGCAGCATCCACTGCCTTGACGAAACCGGGCTTGACGTACTGCAAGAGATCCGCATTGGAGCGGTCAAGAGCATCCACCAGCCCCGCCGGGGAGCCAGCCCATTCTCGCACGGCGGCAGGCAAGGCACCGAAGATGCTCCTATTCTCTGCCCGGAAGTCCTCTGCGGTCAGCTTCCCGGTGGCCGTCACCAGCCCGCCATGGGTGGCATAGTACTGGTTCCGCTCAATCTTCCGGGCGGCAACGATGGCCTGCGTCCACAGGTCGTTTGCTGTAGGCTGACCGGCGCTCTGCAACTTGCGGATTTCTGCGCACCAGTCAACCAACAGCTGGTTCTGATACCGGCACACCGTCAGCGCTTTTGTCAAAGCCGCCGCGGCCACATCATCCGGGATGTCTTTGAGCGCGGCGGCGTAAATCTGCGACCGCGCCGTGCGCTCATCGGTAGAAAGCGGCCGGCCGAAATAGTTTTCAATCAGTGCCAGCGCATTCTTCAAACATTCAACTGTCATCCTAAACCTCCGAAAATTGCATCATAATCATCCTTGGCGGAGGGCTTTTGCTGTTGACCCGCCGGGGGATTGCGCCGCTCATCACGGGACTGCACATCGCCAATGGTTTTCACGCCCTCATTTTTCCATGCTTTCAGGATGCCGTTGACGTAGTTCCACTTGCGAATCCCGGCCAGTGCAGCCTTTTTGATAGCCAGCAGGATGAGGTCATCCGTGAAGATTTCCCGCCAGCCCATCAGGGCATCACTCGCCGCCGGGGGGAAGCTGCCAATGTTGTCCTCGAAAGAGCGGATAATCTCAGACAGCCCAGCATCAACAGCCGTACTACCGTTATCTCTTACTC